TAGACTATGTATATAAACCCTATTCTATCAACCTTTTTAGCTAAAAAATACCTATGACGGGGCAGGGTAATAACGGGGCAATACGGGGTAAGCCTTTACCCTTTACCTATGGTGTACGTGGTATATTAAGAAAGCCTGATATATACCCACGCCCCCACCCTTTTGAAAAACTTTGTTACACGGGGAAACCCACTTAAGTATAAAATTTTTTTATTTTTTTCAGTGGGACGGGGTGAACGTAGTGGTAACTTCTGCAGGGGTCGGGGCTTAGAAAAACCTAACAATAAGTAAGACTACCTTAAAGTTTATATGGTATAATATACCTAACTTAGACAGAGTTAGTTAATACTAAGTGCCACTGCTGAATTGATTAAAAGAAACAAACAGTATTCACCTAGGCAAGACTAAGTATTACTAAGTATGTATTTATGTACAATAAACAATACTATATAGTTGTACTTAAGGTATAATATGTACCTATATGTGTAAAATATTTTTTTTATAATTTTTTATGGCTAATAAGAAAGTAGTAGTTAACGAGACTGAACTGAAGGGTATTATTAAAGATACTGTACAAGATGCTAAGTACGCTGTGGCTTCTGACACTGGTAAACTTCCTTCTGACGTTACCGTTACTGTTAAAAAGGAACGTGTACCCTCAAAGATAGCTAAAGAATCAGCAGCAGCTGGTGGAAAGAAAGCAAGAAGACCAAGAGGTACTAAGTACAATCCTACTGATGATGATTATGGTAAGGTAGAAGAGATGGTACTTGTAGGGTTAGACCACCACACTATTGCTAAGGTTATGGGTATAGGTACTGCTACTTTACATAAGTACTATCAGAGTACCTTGGATACAGCTAGACATAAACGTAACGCTGACGTTGCTGGTGTAGCGTACCAAATGGCTATATCTGGTGAGTCACCACAGATGACTAAATTCTGGTTAGGTACTCAAGCAGGGTGGACTACTAAACAACATATTGTTACAGAAGATAAAAGCTTTGATATTAGCTGGTCAGAGGATGAAGATGATATTGCTGATGCTAATAGAAGAGGTGAGGACAACGTGCACTGATGCAGCAAGGGGTGGAGGAGAAGCGTAAAGGGATTGTAATACCTTATACGCCACGTAAATTACAAGCTAAGTTACATAACGAGTTAGATAGATTCAACGTAGTTGTTTGTCACAGAAGATTTGGTAAGACTGTATTTGCTATTAATCAAATGATTAAGTCAGCTATACAAGACTTACAGCAAGGTAAGAAAGCACCTAGATATGCATACCTAGCCCCACTATTTAAACAAGCTAAGACTGTAGCTTGGGATGAACTGAAGAGATTATTGGTAGGTTTCCCTGATGTTAAGTTTAATGAAGCTGAATTAAGGGCTGACTTTATGGGGGCTAGGATACAACTATATGGTGCTGATAATCCAGATACACTGAGGGGTATCTATCTTGATGGTGTTATTTTAGATGAGTATGCACAGATGAACCCTAAGATGTATAGTGAGGTAATTAGACCTGCACTATCAGATAGGAAGGGTTGGGGTATATTTATTGGTACTCCTAAAGGCAAGAATGAGTTCTATGATATTTACCATACAGCCAAAGAAAAGAAAGGCTGGAAGAGGTTCTTATTTAAAGCCAGTGAGACTGGTATATTAGATGAAGAAGAACTAGAGATGGCTCAGCAGGATATGGCTGAGACAGAGTACGAACAGGAATATGAATGTTCTTGGTCAGCGGCACTAAGAGGTGCTTATTATGCTAAAGAATTAGAGGATGCGTATACTGAAGAGCGGATTGGTAACGTACCTTATGACCCTAGTAAACAGGTAGTAACAGCTTGGGACTTAGGTGTATCAGACTCTACAGCTATATGGTTTGCTCAGTATGATGGTAAGGCTATTAATATTATAGATTACTACGAGAACTCAGGCGAAGGACTACCTCATTATATTGATGCCCTTAACAATAAAGGTTATAGGTATGGTGCACATATAGCACCTCACGATATAGTAGTTAGAGAGTTCTCTACGGGTAAAAGTAGAAAAGACTTAGCTTTTAGTTTAGGTATTGACTTTCAAGTAGCACCTAAGTTAAAGGTAATGGACGGTATTGATACTGTTAGAACCACACTAAATAAGTGTTGGTTTAATGAGAGTAAGTGCAAGAAGGGAATAGACGCACTATTACAGTACCGCAGTAGTTATGACGATAAGAAGAAGATTTGGTCACAGAAGCCAGTACACGACTGGACCTCTCACGCCTCTGATGCTTTTCGTTATTTGTGTATAACAGAACCAGTGTTCACAGGGAACGATTCAGTCTGGGGCAAGGAATTGCCTAAGCAAGACTTAAGCTGGGTTATTTAGGAGGAGAAGGTATGAATCCAATATGGTTGGAAAACATTATTAAAGAAATGTCTCAGGATATTAAAGACTTAAAAGAAATTATTAAAGCAGTGTCTAAGACATCTACAACGAACACTAAGAAAGGAAAGTAATTTGGCTAAGAAGATGACCCAAGCTGAGTTAAATCAGCACCTAGAACAAGAGATTAATTCTTCTCTAGGATATAATGATTCTAAACTTACTCAGCAACGTACTGATGCTATGGACCGTTACTACGGTAAGAAGTATGGTAATGAGCAAGAGGGTCGTTCTCAGATTGTTACTAGAGATGTAGCTGATGTAATTGAATGGATTATGCCTAGCTTGATGAAGATATTCACAGCTGGGGATAAGGTAGTACAATTTGAACCACAAGGTCCTGAAGATGTACAAATGGCTAAGCAAGCCACAGACTACGTTAACTACGTTATTATGCGTCAGAACCCAGGCTTCAGTATTATCTATAGCTGGTTCAAGGATGCACTACTGCAGAAGAATGGTATTGTCAAACATTATTGGGATGATACTACAGAAACTACTAGAGAAGAATATAAGAACCTAACAGAAGAAGAGTTTACTGCCCTATTGATAGATGACACTGTTGAGGTTAAAGAACATACGGCTACAGGTGGACAAACAGAAGTTGATGGGTTAGTATCAATACAGCCTACGCTCCACGATGTAGTAATAGAAAGAACAAACGAGAGTGGTCAAGCTCGTATAGAGAATGTACCACCAGAAGAATTCCTGATTAACAAGTATGCTAAGTGTATTGATGATGCACGTTTTATAGCACACAGAGTAAAGAAGACTAAGTCTGAATTATTAGAACAGGGCTATTCAAAGACTAAGCTCGAAAGAGCATTCTCTGCTGAGGAAGCTGAGTGGAAGTCTGAACGTCTAGCCAGGTTTGATTATGATTCTAATTCATCATATGCTGGTGATATTGAGGATGGTCTTTGGGTCACTGAGTGTTATGTACGTGTAGACTTTGATAACGATGGTATTGACGAGTTAAGAAAGGTAACGAAGGTCGGGGATGAGATTTTAGACAATGAGGCAGTGGACAGTGTTCCCTTCTCCTCCCTTACACCTGTACCAATGCCTCATAAGTTCTACGGTCTGAGTATATATGACTTAATCTCCGACTTACAATTAATTAAGACTACCTTAATGCGTAACTTGTTAGACAATATGTATCTAACAAATAATGGGCGTTATGAAGTAGTTGAGGGTCAAGCTAACTTAGATGACCTAATGACAAGCAGACCAGGCGGTATTGTACGTGTACGTACTCCAGGTGCTGTTAGTCCTTTAGCCACACCACAACTAGACCAAAACTCTTTTAATATGTTAGGGTACTTAGACAGTATCAGAGAAGAAAGAACTGGTGTTAATAAGAACTCTATGGGTGTAGGTGATGGTGGACTTAAGTCACACCAAACAGCAACAGGCGTAGCCCAGGTTATGACAGCTGCTCAACAAAAGATTGAACTAATTGCTAGAGTATTTGCAGAGACTGGTATGAAAGACCTATCCAACAGTGTGTACCAACTAGTACAGAAGTTTGAGTCTCCTGAGAAGATTGTTAGACTTAATAATGAGTGGACTACATTATATCCTGCTGATTGGAAAGACAAGCTAGATTGTACTGCACAAGTAGGTCTAGGCTTCGGCAACAAGGATATGAACCTAATGCACTTAGGTCAATTAGCCCAGACTATCCAGATGGTTGCTGGTCACCCAGCTGCTGGTATGATGATTAAGCCTAAGAATGTATATAATCTTATTGCAGAACAAATCAAAGCTATGGGTATGAAGAACGTACAGGACTTTATTACAGACCCAGGCGAAGGTGATTTACCACAACAAGGTCCTAGTGCTGAAGAACAAGCTAAACAAATAGAAGCTCAACTTAAAGCAGAAGAACTGAAGCTTAAGTTAGAGAAGATGCGTACTGAATCTGCTCTTAAACAGAGGGAGATGGAAGTAGATGCACAGTTAGCACAGCAAGAGCTGGAGCTTAAGGCTCAAGAAGCTCAGGTTGATATGCAGATTAAAGCACAAGAATTAGAAATCAAGAAAGCAGACTTAGCTCTTAAACAACAAGAGTTAATTTTAGAGAGGGAGCAAGAAAGACCTGTTGCGATAGGTCCTAATTAATGGAGGAATAATGAAGGGAAGAGGAAAGGGAGAAGAAGTCCGAAGAGGTCAGGACGCAGAGCGATTTGTAAATGACCCTCTATATAAGGAAGCTTTTGACGTAACGAAAGAACATCTAATAGAGATGCTACTTCAAACTAAAATCAGTGAAGAGGTAGAAAGAGATAGAATTTATATTACTATTAAGAGTTTAGATTTAATTGACCAACATATTAAATCAGTACTCGAGACTGGTAAGCTGGCTGAAGGACAGCACGAGTTCTATCAAGATACATACAACGATTAAAAACAAGGGAGAATAACTATGGATTCTGTAGAGAATAACCAAGAAGTTAATGTAGTGCCGACAAGAGCGGCAATAGATTCGCCAGAAGAGGCGACAGATAAAATCCTAGGATTGTGGGAATCAGAAAATGACCAACCTACAAACGAGGAAACCGAGACTACTGTAGAGGGTGAGTCAGTAGACGAGCTAGTAGTTGAGGAAACAGAGGAAGATGAAGTTGAAAGTGAGTCTGAGTCTGCGGAAGCAGAAGATACAGACAAACCAGTAGAGGAAGAAGGTGAAGAGCCAGAAGAAGAGGAAGAAGAAACTGAAGAGTCCAGCTATACTATTAAGGTAGGTGGTGAGGAATATGAAGTTGATTTAGACGAACTTAAGGCTGGTTACCAAAGACAATCTGACTATACTCGTAAGTCTCAAGAAGTAGCTGAACAACGTAAAGCCAATGAAGCAATTCAAGCTGAGCGTCTTAAGCTAGAACAAGAGAGACAAATGTACGCTAATGGCTTGCAAATGTTGAGAGAACAACAGCAATCTAAACTTCAAGAGTTTAAAGATGTGGACTGGGAGAACCTTAAAGAGGAAGACCCATACGCATATATGCTTAAGAAGGATGAGTACCGAGATGCACAGGAAAAAGCAAGGAACGCTACACAACAACAAAAGATTGTGCAGCAACAGCAACAAGCACAAGAGGCACAAGCCAGAGCAACTTTTGTTCAGGACCAGTACTCTAAGCTTACTGAAGCTTTACCTGAGTGGAGTGATGAGAACTCTACTGTTAAAGAAGATATTAGAAAGTTTGCTATATCTTCAGGATATGCACCAGAAGAAGTTGACCAATTAGCAGACCACCGTAGTGTTCTTATTCTTAAGAAGGCGATGGAGTTTGATAAATTAACTAATAAGGTGAAGCCTAAAAAGAAAGCAGTAAAGAAAGTTCCTAAGGTACAGAAGTCTGGAAGAGGTAAGGTTAAGTCTGAATCTGTAACAGAAGCAGCAAAGAAGAAGCGTGCAAGGTTAAGGAAGTCTGGACATCAGAATGATGCAGCTTCCGTATTTTATGATATGCTTGAATAAGGAAATAATATGGCAACAACTACACAATTTAAGACGTATGATGCGAATGCAATCCGTGAGGAACTGTCTGACGTAATCTACGACATTTCACCAACAGAGACTCCGTTTCTATCTGGTATCGCTAAGAAAGGTACAGTATCTAATACGCACTTTGAATGGCAAACTGATGCACTGGCAACAGCTGTAAATACTAACTATCACATAGAAGGAGCAGCAGTAGGTGCAGCTTCTATGACAGACACTACTCGTGTTGATAACTACACTCAAATCTCTAAGAAGGTTGTGGAAGTTACTGGTACGCAGGAGACTGTTAATAATGCTGGTAAGAAGTCTGAGATGGCTTACCAATTAGCTAAAGTTTCTAAGGAACTTAAGCGTGATATGGAAATGTCATTGCTTGCAGATAATGCAGCAGCAGCAGGTGCAGCAGGCACAGCACGTGAGACTCGTGGTGCTGCTAACTTCATCACTACTAACGTAACAGATGCTGGTACTTCAGGTACTCACGCTGCTATTACTGAAGCAGATGTAACTACAACAGCTGAAGCTTGTTGGAATCAAGGTGGTTCTCCATCAACTATCTTATTAGGTGCTACTAATAAGAAGTTAATTACTGCTATGTCAGGACGTGCTGACCAGACTCAGTCAGTTATTGATGATAACAAATCAATCTACAACGCAGTAGATGTATACGTTTCTGACTTTGGTACTTTCAACATTCAGTTGGATAGATACTGTGACCAGGATGTAGTATACTTCTTAGACCACGATATGTGGGAGGTTGACTACTTACGTGACTTCCAAACTGTGGATATTGCGAAAGAGGGTGACTCTGACAAGAAGATGCTTTTAGTTGAGTATGGCTTACGCTGTGGCAACGAGAAAGCTAACGGTAAAATCCGTTACACAACTGGTTAATAGCTAGTTGACCTAGACCCTCACTTCGGTGGGGGTTTACATATTAAGGAGAAGACACAGATGGCATTACAAAATAAAATAGTAGAGAACTTAGATGGCTCACTGACCAGTGTATCTTCTCAAGACAATAATAAAATCAGGGAAGTTATTGACCTTAACTCTAAAGATAAGTTCAATAGCAGGCACAATAAGTACAAGGGAGATTCTCAATTCTCCCACAGAGTAGCTAGAATCCCTCTTATCTTAGTAGAGCAAATGATGAGAGAAGGAGTATGGGGAGACCAGGACCGTATGAGGGAATGGTTAAACAACCCAGAGAACGAACCATTTAGAACAACTAAAGGTAAAGTATAATGGCATTAAGCACATACACTGAATTAAAGACAGCAATAGCAGACTGGTTAGATAGGTCAGACCTAACAGATAGAATACCAGACTTCATCGCTTTAGCTGAAGCACGTATCAGTAGAGACTTACGTATCAGAGCTATGGAAGTACGTTCTACTATGACTACTACAGCTAGTAAGAGGTACTTTAACCTACCTGGTGGTTACTTACAGATGCGTAACATCCAGCTTAATACAGACCCTATTGCAGCACTAGAGTACATTACTCCTGAGATGCTAGATAGATTATATGGTGGTTCTTCTACAGGGCAACCTAGAGCTTATACACTTATTGGTGATGAGATTCAACTAGCTCCTGTACCTGACTCAGCCTATACACTAGAGATGGCTTTCTACGAGAAGTTTACCGCCTTAGGTGATGGTACTTCAGGTACAGTAACTAACAACTGGCTTACTAATAACGCACCAGATGTATTACTTTATGGTGCTTTACTAGAGGCTGAACCTTTTATTAAGAATGATGAAAGAATACCAGTATGGCTTAATGCCTATAAAGAAGCTATAGATAAGATTCAAAAGGCAGACGCTAGAGATAGACACTCAGGTTCACAGATGAGAGTGAGAACTATTTACTCTGGGGTTGAAGGCTAATGGCTCAATCAACCTGGGCATCTAAAGCAACTACTTGGGCTACTGACACCAACGTATGGGCTAATACAACTTATCAAGATACTGCTACAATTAGTGGTAACTCAAGTATCAATTTAGGGTATAATACTAAGTATCCTGTTACAGCAGATTTGACTCAGATTATTCTATCTGAGCTTAATGAAGAAGATGCAATCAAACTAGCGACTTCTATCCTAAGTGCAACACTAGGAACAACTGCTGCAGCCAGTATACAAATACCTGTATCTGGTACTTTATCTAATACTCAGAATATAAAGAACAACGTAAACTTTGAAGAGAGTGGTACTATTAGTATGAATGCCTCTACTTCTTCAGATAATAACTTCCTGTGGAATGACGAAGCAGAAGACACATCAACTACCTGGACTAAGGTAGCTGACCCAGATGAATAATAACGGAGACAATATGAAAGACGTAGGATTAAATTTAAAGAATATATGGAAGGTTACCTGTTTAGATGCAGACGGTAACGTAAAATGGGAAGAAGAGAAGAAGAACCTAATTACAACAGTAGGTCTTAATCATATTCTCGACACACAGTTTCACGCCAGTACACAGAATACAACTTGGTATATTGGACTCAAAGGTGCTGGTACTCCAGTAGCTGGTGACACTATGGCATCACACTCAAGCTGGTCAGAAATTACAGATTATTCAGGTAATAGAAAAGAATGGACAGAAGGAGCAGCTTCAGCAGGTAGTATGACTAATGCTTCAAGTGTAGACTTCTCAGTCACAGGCACAGCAACAGTAGCAGGTGCATTCTTAAACACAGCAGCAACAGGTACAGCAGGTACACTATATGGTGTAGTAGACTTCTCTTCTAGTCGTTCAGTAATTTCAGGTGACACACTACAGGTAACAGTAACAGTAACAGCAGCTTCAGCATAAGGAGTAGGTAATGGGTATCGAAACTTTTAATTATATTGATTCACTAAATACTGCGAATCCTACGTCAACTGATAATGTCAGTGAGGGTGATGACCACATTAGAGGTATCAAGACTACCCTTAAGAATACATTCCCTAATGTTAACGCAGCAGTAAATGCTACTGACGAAGAGTTAAACTTTGTAGATGGTGTAACCTCAGCAATCCAAACACAGTTAGATGATAAAGAGCCAGCAGATGCTACTATCGTTAAGGATGCTGATATTGGTTCAACAGTACAAGCCTACGATGCTGATACTGCTAAGACAGATGTTGACCAATCTTGGACTGGCTCACAGCGTGGTACTAGTGTTACTGATAACGATGGTTCATTTGATATGGATGGTGGTAATAACTTTAAGTGTACACCTACTGGTGCGATTACTCTAACCTTTACTAACA